GGCTTATCTTAAAGAGAAAGCGGAATACGTCAACGAAGAAGAATGGGAGTTAATTTCTGACGAAGAAGTAACGAACCCAGAAGGCGAAGAAAACTACCGCACCGAATTTATGAGTGTTCGCGGTTATTCAAACCCCGACGAAGCGAGCAAAGAACTCGATACTGGTCTTTACAAAGTACGCTATTATTATTCAAGAAATTTCACATACAAAGACGGAGAAATTGTAACACGTGATTTCTGTCAAGACATGGTTGCGTTATCAAAAGACGGAGCGTTATTCCGTTACGAAGACATTATCAAAATGGGTAAAAACCCCGACGTCAACGGCGACTTCGCACCTTCGGGAAGCAATACTTATTCAATATGGATTTACAAAGGGGGTGTTTATTGCCGCCATGCGTGGTTTAGAAAAGTATTTGTACGCAAAAGAGAGAAAGGACGCTTCCTTCCTAACGACGGATTGAAGAACGACCGAGTTGTGACGGGCGGTATTGCAAACGAATTATTTCCAAAAGGACAAGAAGCGGTTCGTCCTAACGATATGCCCAACAGAGCATCACTAAAATATAAATAAACATTATGGCACTACAACCCGAAGTTCTTTTAATAGATGAAAATTACATCAAAAAATACAGTTGGATAAATGGCTCGGTTGATCCGTTGTTTCTTTATCCCGCTATCTATTTAGCGCAGGACAAGTACGCACAACTATATCTTGGAACTGACCTTTACAATCGCATCAAAGACGACGTTATGGACGACGACATTACAGGCGCATACGCAACGCTTCTTGACAATTACTTGCGTCGAATGATAATGTGGTGGACAATGTACGAAGTGTTGCCGCATTTGTACGTTAAAACAGATAACGGAAGTTTGGTTATTCGCACAAGCGAAGACACTCAGCCAATAAGTCAAACCGACTTGCAAAACTACCGCGATCAATCGCGTCAACAGGCGATGTTTTACACGCAACGAATGGTTGACTATTTGTGTTTCAATCAGTCGGACTTTCCAGAATACACAACGAACACAACACAACAAATTTGGTCGCAAACAAATGTTTATCCGTCGAACGCTTTCGAGATTAGCGACGGGCGTGACCGACGACCATACGAATATAGACGACAAGGGTTAGGTTGGTTAAGATAACAAACACAAAAAACACATGGCTACAAGGGGACGCAAGAAAGACATGGTAAAGCAAAAGATTTATGAGGAGAAATTCCGTAAATACTTAGTAAGAAAAGAAAAACAAATAAAGAAGTTGTCGAATGAAAATTAACGAGGAAGGTTACGCACTAATAAAGAAGTTTGAAGGTTGTCGATTGAAGGCGTACAAGTGTCCCGCTAACGTGTGGACGATTGGTTTCGGAAACACTTTCTACGAAAACGGCAACAAGGTGAAAGACGGCGACGTAATCACGCAACAACGAGCTGACGAATTAGCAAAATTTATTATCGACCAGTTCGCTGTTTCGATTGCACCGTTCATTTTGCAACCACTTAACGAGAATCAATTTAGCGCGTGTGTTTCTTTGGCTTACAACATTGGTACTGGCGGCTTCAAACGTTCGTCGGTATTCAAGAAATTAAACGTCAACCCTAACGACGCAACCATTGCCGATTCGTTTCGTTTGTGGAACAAAGGCGGTGGCAAAGTTCTTACTGGTTTGGTTCGTCGTCGTGAAGCTGAGATACAACTATACTTCAAATGAATACAGAAACCGAAATCGCTTTGATACACGAACAACTTCAAGGAATGGACAAGAAGATTGACCGAATATACAACGTGTTAATCGGTGACGACCAGATGAAAATCGAAGGTCTTGTAAGCAAGGTACAGAAGCACGACAAGTACATTCAGAACCAACGCTTGCAGGTCGCTCGTTTAGGTGGTATTGCAACAGCCGCTGGTGTCATTGGCGGTTTAATTGTTCAGTTTATTGTGAAGGTTTTATGAAGGAAAAACTTAAACTTTGGGTTAAGGAATTAGTATCAAGTTCAACGAAAGTTTCAAGTAAAAGAATAATTGCTATATTTGTCGTCATTAACTTAATCGTTTTCAGTTATGTTGCTACGTTTACGACCTACATTATTCCGATTGCGATGTTCGACACACTCGCATTGTTAAGTGGTGGGTTGTTTGGTGGTGCTGTGATTGAGCGATTTTCAAACCAAAAATCAAATGGCGGGACAACTCAAGACAATAGCGAGAACAACAGCTGAACAAATTTGTTCACGCTTTCCAGAAACACCTTCGCTTACTTTAGCGAAGAAATTGTTTGCTGAATATCCCGAAATATACAATGACATCGAACACGCGAGAACAAACATTCGAATGATTCGCGGTAAGATTGGCGCAAAAAATAAAAAAGAATTAGCTGACAAGTCTTTGGTTGAAGAAAAGCCACGACCATTAAACCCATTTGCACTTCCTAAGTCTTACGCTAAAAAACGCAGACACGTCGAAGTGAAGGGAACGAAGTTCTTGATTCTTTGCGATTTACATTTTCCATATCAAGATAACGAAGCAATTGAGTGCGCCATTAACGAAGGATTAAAGCAAGGTTGTGATTCAATCATTTTGAATGGTGACGCGTTAGATTGTCATATGATTTCCGACTTCGTTAAGGATCCGCGTAAGCGTAAATTCAAAGACGAACTTTATTCTATTCGTCAATTCCTCGCGTCGCTAAGACACACATTCCCGAACGCAAATATCTACTACAAAGAAGGCAACCACGAAGAACGATACTGGCGTTACATGAGAATCAAAGCACCTGAGTTGTTCGACATTGACGCTTTCGACTTTCCTTCGCTTACCCATTGCGATAAGCACGACGTTAAATGGATTGACGGTAAGAGTAAACTGAATATCGGTAAACTTTCAATCTTTCACGGACACGAATTTGGAAAGCAATTCCTTCCGTCTGTCAACGTAGCGCGTGGATTGTTTATGAAGACTAAGGTGTCTGCGTTGTGTGGACATCATCACCAAACTGCTGAACACAACGAGCGCGACGCTAACGGTAAGTTCATCACCTGTTGGGGTGTTGGTTGCTTATCTGAATTAAGTCCTGACTACAACCCTTATTCGAAGTACAATCACGGGTTCGCAATCGTCGAGAAAGGCACGAATGGAAACTACAGCGTAAAGAATCACAGAATACACGAAGGTAAAATACTATGAACAGAAATATACTCGCTGCAATACTGTTGTTTTTTGGAACTTCAATCCTTTGGTTGGTCGTTTGTTGGAATTGGTGGGGTTATACGCTTAAAAAAAGCGTACAAGAAAACGTACAAACGCAGGATAGTATAATAAACTACAACGAAGGTGAATACCAGATGCTGCTCGAAGAACAATTAGAACTACAAGAACAAATCGCATATTATGAAAATGCTCAATCTTCAGCCAAAACCACCTATCAAAGAACTCGTTCTGCTATTGTTATTCGAGATACTATTGTTCGCGTTGATGTTCTCCGTTTGGTGAACTCATGCGATAGCGTTATTGCGTCCGATTCGCTTGTTATTGACAATCTCAAAGAACAATTAAACATTGAATCGAGAAAGATTGACAACTTACAAGAAGTGGTTGTTGCTTATGAACAGAAAGAAGACGTATTGACCGAAGAAATTAACACTCTTGCTGCTGATAACAAAAAGTTAGAGAAACAAAAAAAGCGCAGAAACCGCGCCTTAGTTGTAACATCGTCTGTCGCTATTTTGTCGACGTTTGTTCTGTCAATTTTACTTTAGATTCAGGAATAAAAAACTTCATCGAGAACTGGATTGCTTCGCTTAAAAAAATGTTGCGACTGTTCTCTCCGCGCTTCTCGTCAATCTCGTTCCACAGGTCTTTGTGCAAGTAAACACATATACCTTTCTTAGTTTTGCTCTGTGCCATCTGTTCCATTTTTAGACATCATTGAACCAATCATTAACGCTAAGTAAATTTTTTCTTTTGCGTTTAAGTCTTTCCGTTGCGAAAGTTCCAGAAGAATATCTCCGAGAATCTTTCCCTGTTGAAAGTAGGTTGCGATTGAGTTGACGATTTCGCGCTCACGATCGTAAGTCATTTTGAGCGTTTCGTAAAGTGGTGTTTGTTTCATTCTTGTTCAGTTTTTTCATTTTCAGATTCGGAAAAAAAGTTAGGTGATGTCAATGAAATTAGATATGATAATACCCAAAAATCAACATCAATAACTTTTCCTATTTCAGTTCCTGTAATAACTGAATATCCAAGTGCGATAAGAAGAAAAATTACAATTGCAATTTCAGCTCCTTTGAAAAATTTACTTATTCTGTTTTTCATGTGTTTATTTTATTATGCTAAATTACAAAAGTTCGGTGTTTGTTCGGTAAAAAGTTCGGTAAATTATCCCACGACATATTGTCCATAACTTGGATTGAGTTCGAAATACATTCGCATCATTATAGCGTCAGCAACGTCAGGCGAAATACCTTCGCGGTTCTTAATAACGTCCTTCGGTGTGACCATAAGTTTTCCGTCAACGTCAGCGCGGTGTCGTTTAATCATTTCAAGCTCACGCACGATTTGTTCTTTGCGCGTACTGGATAAGATAGTGAGCCGATTCTCTTCAACGTATTGAGCCAATTTGTAGTAACATTCGCTTTTCAAATTTTGGTATTGCGGATGCTTTGGTTTAGATCCATTGACAAACCCTCGACATTTCAAGAAGTCAACTACTCCACCGCCTACTCCGTCTTCGTCACACACTACGTCTTGCAATAAAATTGAGTGTTGTTGACACGTCAAACGAACTTTGTTCACTACTTCGTCCAACGCGGCACGATTCATTTCAATTATATCAATGATAGTTAGACCTTCCCACACGCAGATAATCGTTCTGTCCTTACCGAAACGCGCTATGTCGGCTGTGATATATTTCTTTCCTTCATTGATTACTTCGTTCCTAAACATTCGCAATAAGTTCTCCGTGTTGAATAGTTTGTCGCTGTCGTCGTCGAACTCCCAGTTACCTTCAAGAAGTCTTTTGCGGTCGTATTCGGGAAGTCTTCTAAGAGATTCAATATAAGCAACCGGTAAGAACGGATTGTCCTGCGGTAACGCTTGCACAAAGGCGCGGTGTGAAGGCAATTCGTTGCGTTTGTTCTTCATGTAGAACTCATTGTACAACCACCCCTTCGACGGATTGCACGAAAGAAAACCTTTCGGAATAAGATTGAACTCGTTCAACTTGTAACGGCATCTGGAGTGAACAATGCTTACCGCCTTTGCAGTTACTTCGGAACATTCGTCTATAAAATAATCAGTAATTTCGAGTGAACCGAGTGAATTGAAGTTAACGTCCGAAGGGTAAGCGAATAAGTCTTTCAAAACAATTTCGCTTCCGTTAAAAAACTTAATGACGTTGGATTGTCCGTTAAACGTATAGTGTTTGTTCGCTATCAATCCGAACTCCTCAGCCGTTTCAAAGAACGTGTTTAACGTCGTCTTTTTCAATGTGTCTAATTTGCTACGTCCGATAAGAGAACGTGTCCCTGCGTACTT